TTTCTTACACGATGCCTAAGACGACTATCAAATACAATGATAGTTCCTTTCTTCTTTGGAGCAAGATACATTCTACCCTCCTCATCAATCAGTTGTAAGTCTCCACCTTTATACTCATTGTAATTACTCAACTGAAGTGAGAATGAAAGTTTTCTGCAACTATCATCTTCAGTAAAATAGTAATCTGAATGCCAATCGTAAAAGCAACCTGGTTTATACAGAGAATATTGGATTACATGATTCTCATAACCTGGATGTATATCATATTTAAAGTTTTCATTATTTGCTAAGTTGACGTAGTAACTACAGAAAGCAGATATCCAATGACTTTCCTGTATCCACAGATTCATACTATTCCTAGTATGGGAAGCTTTACCTCCAGTTACTTTTGCTTGCTCTAGACTTCCCTCATGCAATGCCAGTTTGTTACTAATCTCATCGCAGATACTATCTGGCAGTTCAGTTTCATACCAAAGATATTTAAACATAAGACATCCATCCTGTCATAATATACTTTAACTCACTAGGACTTACTTGTGATTTGTGGAAGTGTGTCCAAAAAGGTGGCCAGATAACCATCTTACCTACCTCTGCTTTGCAGGTGTAGTTTTGATAATGAAAATCTGTCCCACCCTTATCTTGGACAGTATTTAAGTATAGCATCCAAACCAAGGTTCTCTTACTACTATCGCCACTACCACCTTCGCAGTGCCATTGTTTGTAACCTTGATTTGGTAGAAATTTTTGGAAGTTGAACCCATTAGGTTCTAAAGACCAACTATCAATATCATCGATAGTCACATACTTCTTTTTATACTCATCTAAGTTTTTTGATAGCGCACTTAGAACTGGTTGTATTGCATCTGACCATTCTTCGTCAGATTCTAATAGACCCTGAGTTATGCATATCTCAGTATCATCTTTGTTTTCAGGCTTGAACCCCTGCGTTGTCATACCAACAACATGGAGATCTTTCTTAGTTTCAAATAACTGAATTAACCTGACGCAATCGATAGCACTTACAGAACTTGAATACTCTTCAATAAAATCAGGAGTTTGGATTGTCATCAGGTTGCTCACATTCTTCACAATTAGGACCAGTCAGTTCTATCCAACCAGTTGTATTATCAGCTTGATACATTGCCTCATCCCAAAGATACTGCTTTACTAATGGACCATCAGGTGTCCCATCTGCAGTTTCATATGGAGGTTTTGGGATTGGGGGAACCCACTTCCAAAGTTCTTCATCAAAAGTCCATGATTCGTACATCCTTGATGGATAAAAACGATTATGGTTTGGATGATAGTTATTACCTTTGGATGGTCTACCTGTATCTTCAGTTGCAGGAATCCATTTTCCAGCACCCATTGATGGAATAAATCTCATCAATGCTTGGAAGTCTTCTCTACTATTACAAACAATAACGTTTTCAACGATGTTTTTGTCGGAGACAAAAGCAAAATATTCAATCTCAGTGCTCATAATTATCTAACCCAAGTTGTGTACCCTTGACAGTTTCTGGAAGTATTACTGCTATTATACCATCCTTCATAGTTACCTTCACTGGTTCCGTGACCTAAGTAGCATCCTGTGGATGGATCACCGCTGTTGCCAGCAACACCAACACCACCTACAGTTGTTTGGTTGACGTTAGCGTTAAATCCACCATTGTCACTATCAGCTTTGATACCATCAAGAACAAAGTATCCAGCGTTTGGTGATAATCCACCACCACTTGAGGTGATTGCTACGGAAACTCTAGGTGCAATTTCAGTCAATCTTTGAACTCCTGACTGAGAGAGTGTCCATTCTGCCTGGACCCAAGTTCCAAGATTACTAAGAGCTGAGTTCCAAGTTCTACTACCGTTGGTGCTATCCCAACCAAAACCAAGAACTCTTGCTGCAGAGAAATTAAGTGAATCAATCATACTACCAATAATATAATCATTATTTGGTGATGGTGTTCCAAGTGCTCCACTTCTATTTAAGAAGTAAGAACTGCTTCTTCTACTAGTGCCACCTGGAATTGTTCCAGAACCTGCCCAGTTAGACGAAACGAGCATCCATCCACCAGCACTCATCCAGCAATAAATCTGCTGTGCACCACCTGAGTATCCAACAGGTTTGATCCAATATGTTCCATCAGATGCACCAGGATTAGCTGCAAGAATTTGTCCAGCATTCTCGGCAGGATTACCTGAAGATTGACCAATAGTAGAATCAATATTGCTAGCAGCGTAACGGATAATCACAACACCATTACCACCATTTCCAGCAGTACGGTTTGGATATCCAGCGCCACCACCACCGCCACCAAAACCATTACCACCCTGACCACCAACAATAGTGCCAGCAGCCCATCCACCGCCACCTAATCCTCCAGGTTGGACAGAGTTGTTTGGGTTGTTGCAGTTTGCTCCAGCACCACCACCAGCATAATACTTATTCATGCCGTCAATGTTATAGAGGAGACCATCTCCACCATAACCACCGCGAGGTGCAGAACCATCCTCTCCTTGCTCTCCAGCGCCGCCACCGCCGCCTCCACCCCACTCTGGGGAAGATGGGGTACAGTTACCACCTGCGTTTCCAAAACCGCCAGATGCCGAACTTGGTTGCAAACCTGCTTGGCGCTGACCGCTATATGGGTGACTTCCTCCGCCACCAGATCCACCTGGTCTAGCGTTACCTCTATCGTTATTACCGCCAGCACCACCGCCACCGCCACCGAGTGCAGTGTATCCAAAGAAAGAACTATCTCCGCCAGTGTCGCCTTTTGTATCTTGGTTGTAGTATCCAGAACCACCAGATCCAATGACTACAGGATAGTCACCTTTAACAACAGCAACGTTTGACTTATATACAAGACCACCAGCACCGCCGCCACCATTACTACAGTTACCGTCAGAACAACCTCCACCACCGCCTCCTCCGACGATCATGAAGTCCATCTTCGCATCATTCTGCGTGCTTTGTACGCTAAAGGATCCAGAACTGGTAAATTTATGAATTTTGAAGTTACCAAAAGTGTAAACTTCATTGCCACCCTGGGCATTTACAACAGATTCATCGATCCTCTGCCACTTCGTTCCGTTCCATACTTTAACAGTACCTACGGTGCTATCAAAAGCAAGAAACCCTGCAGAGATACCGCCAGTAGGAAGGTTAGCAGTTGCATAAGATGGAAGTTGAACGCCTGCGCCTGCGTTCACAGTTCCGACATTCAGTGTTGACATTGGTGTCTATAGTCTTACCTTACACCTTATTTAGACAACACAAGAACGTATAGTCCATTCCACCACATATTTTCATCCTCTTGATTATTGAGAAGTTCTCTTTCGTAAAGAATATTCCAACCAGTTTGGTTTACAAATTCTTTGGTTGTCTTCACATTCAACTCTGAGTTAGCATCATCAATGATTAGTGTGAAGACATCATCAGTATATGCGTCGATTGTATTGAAGAACCTCCACATAACTGTTGGGTCATTGTCACCGTCATAGAAAATAATATTTACTTTGTGTTGGAAATTATCTTTGTTTAATCCCTCACATTCTCCTTTCAGTACACTAATATCAAAATCTAGATTCTCGGATACTTTCTCTACATTAGATATGAATGTATCCATATCCCCGACAACATCTATATTAAGATCCTCACGTTCTGGTTGTAACTCAGGTTCTTGCCAAGTATCGTTTGCATATGCTGCTACCATGTCATTGTTCTCAATCGCAGCACAGAATGTAGATCCTGCAAACACACCAATCTCTAGATATACAGCACCCTCCTGCGAACAAATATTGTTGAGGAAGTGTCTCACTCTAGGTGAGGTAAGTCCAGGAACAGGTTCTGATGTATGATTAGAAAGATACTTGCCTGAGTTTTCAAAGGCATCAATGCAAGTTTCTACATGTGGATGTACATGTAGATCTGCTTTCTTCATATGAGAATCTACAACTGCCTCACAGTAGTTACAGTCCCAACAATCAAACTTACAAGTCTTAATTTTCTCTCTCCACATGTTGATGGGAGCTTCTTTCATTTGTAGTTCTGCCTGATATTTTTTATACTCAGGGAACATATACTCTTCATTATTTGCCCACCTTTCGATGAGGTCCATACTTTCTTGCAAGCGCATGGCACTTTCTCTTCCATGCAGTTTAAATACATCGATGCCGAGATCTAACATCTCCTCCCAGTCTCTTTTCCATGGAGGAAGATTTGCTTGCTTTAAATCGTATTCTGGATGCTGTACATCCCAGGTAGAACATGACACTCTACTGATAGGACTTGCAAAGAAAATAGGATCATCACCAGTTCTTGTACTATTGTAATGATAATGCTCTGGCATGATTGGACATCCACCCCAACAGGTTTCATTGACCAACATAGAAAGTTTTATTGGTTTACCAATGCGTTCACAATATTCTTTTGCTCTCTTGATTTCTTTCAATTGCTGATGATCTCTCATCAAATCTCTATCAAGATTGACATAATGAAATCCTGCCTTTGCTAAAGCAACTACTTCATTCGCTCTAGTTACTTCGCGAAGAATAGTATTCTTGATAAAAAGTTCTGGATATTCTTTTTGAATCTGACCAGTAGAAACCCATGTAGTATGAGGAAGAGTTACAACTCTTACACCAGCATCATAATATGGTTTAAAACTTCTAATCCAAGTGTCCAGATTATTCTGGTCAGGTCTTACATATAAGTTATTAAATGTTGCCGATAGGGGAATATTTGATTGCGCTGAAATGTACAACGCAGACGTTCCTACAATCGCATCTACTTGAAAACAGTCCCCCATTGCATCTTGCATGAATGGAGGAATGCGACATGTAAAATATAGATCAAAAATA